CTATCTGTGGTTGTCTGAAGCGTACCTAGCAGGGCAACACTGGCTCTATTTGCACACGCCTCACGCTCATCTTCCTGGATCTTCTTTACAACAAGAAACAGCCCAACAACGTCAATGATCGGACCGACGCGCTCTAGTATCTTTGTAACGTACTCTTCGTTTGTCATTTCTTAAGCTCCGTTAAAATCCAATGATCCAGTTTGTCGTGCATGGCTTGAATGTTGCGCGTGCCGACTGTTCTAAAATTATCTGTTAGCAGTGCATTGGTAGTGCACTCTGCAAACCCAGGGCCTGCCGTAAACGTAATCTTGTTCTCTTCTGTGTTTATCTCAACGCCGTACCCTAGGTTGGCACTAAACCCAGGCATGATAACTTCTTTTGTCATATATCCCCCATAATCGGATTGTACCATAAAAAAGGGCCGCCTCAAAGGACGGCCCAAACCACCATGTCAACTCAACTTAAATTTCACAGACTCCGGCAACGCAGGCTAACATTTGCGCCCCCTCGACGTTATCCGTAACTTCCCTAAAATCTTCCCAATTAATATTAGGCATTTGTCCTTTGAGCTGATTGTACTCAGCCTCAGTACATTCCTCGTAGGGAGCTTGCCTATATGTCCCGCCATCATAAGGTAAGTATGAAACTCCGCTAATTTCATCGAAATGATCCCACGTCCACGCTCCCACGCTCGGCCAATCTTTTTCCTCAACGGAAATTGTGACAGACGGCTTATGCTCGCACCAATGACGCTGATAGGTGAGCCATAGAGATAAATGTTCAATAGGTGTGACATCTCCTCTTGTAAGGCCATCGGGTGCTCGTTGGGGGAAAGAGAAGACCATAGTCTGTTCAGGCTTGTAGACACAGTCCTCGGTAGGTACTCCGGCCTCTCTAAGAAACTGGCTAAGAGGGTCTTTCTTATCGCCTCGTACTCTTCGGATGTAATATTTGGAGTGCCTTGGATGAATTCCAGAAGCGGCGTCAGTGAGTTGGGAGACTGTCCCACTCGGTTTGACACATGTGATAGCACAGCTTGTAGGTATTCCGAGGATGGATGCCCATTCTTTATTAACAGCGCGAGCAGTTTCTCGCAGGGTGTCGAGTAGGTCATTTAGTTCTTTCCCTTCTGTACAAAGCATTTTGTTGTCGTAGATGCCAGTGATTGAGACGCCGAGTAACCTCTCCTCCTCTGTATTTCGTTGCCACACCTTACGCAGATACGGGAACTTAGTGAATGTAGACTGGATAGTGCCCAAAATGGTAGCAAGGCGTACCTTTTCGAGTAAAGTTTCTTTAGTATCATCATGGCGTGCTACCACCTCAGTAAGATTACAAAATTGGTAGGGACGAAGAACAATCTCAGAACATGGATTCGTACCGAACTCGTAGTTTGGATCACGTACACCGTACTTTTCCACAGTCTTACGGGCCGCTTCGCGATTGAAAATTCCTCGTTCTCCAGAGTGTGAATTATATAGGGAAAGCCATTCTTCCATGAATTTTCCCACTGTAGGCGTCTCATTATAAACGGCCGAGTTATTAGCCAGTGCGCGATGGGGCGCGGTATCCCACCAAGGTCCAGATTTAGCATGGCGAATTCTTTCATCGTCCAGGTCTGACAAACTGATCATTGCGGATCTGCGGACACCGCCGACCACAACAACCTCTCCAATCTTACACATCATGTCGTGACACTCTAAGGAGTTTAGCTTACGTCCCTTAGCGCCCTTAAACGTCTTAACGGTGAACTCAAACAGGTCTACCAGGGGTCCTGGACCGGATGCACGCCCACCAAAGGTCTTTAAACGGGCTCCTGCGGGCCTAATGGCGCTCACGTCCCACTTGGGTATCTCCCCGGCATATAAGTGCGCTATGATCAATCTAAGCGCCTTGGCCCACCCTTCTTTGGAATCATGGACCTTAATCACGCCATCATAGTCAAACATTTGCTCAGGCACTTCGGGTAACTGGCTAATGTTTTTAGACTCAACACTAAACCCCACACCGGTCCCGCACAGCAGAATAAACATGGCCTCATCAAATGCCTTGGGGTCATCAATTGGCAGGTAACTACAGTTGTATACACAAGTGTTGTCACGGTCTGCGCTCTTACCTGCAGTCATCATGGCACGCATGGACGGCATAACTTTATGATCGCGGATTGCTGTTCTAATTTCCTCTTTTAACTTGCTGTCATCTTCTAGCTTTGGTGTTCTGCTAAATATGTAATCCACAAATCTATCTGTTGTCTCTGACCATGTCTCACGACGATTTTTCTCGTCGATAAAACGTGCGTAACGACTGGCGGCTATGTATTCTCTGTATTGATCCATTTATTATGCTCTTTTTGTAGTTAATGTTAGAGGGCAAAAAAGGGGCCGTAGCCCCTTTGCCTCCCCCGCTGTTTGTTAGACTGCAAAATCCTCTGCGGCACTTGAACCACCGCTTAATTTCTCACCGTCTTCCAATTTTTGCACGTTGTTCAAACCACATGCAATTCCTTTTCCACCTTTGGTGTCATATGGGTAGAACGTCAAAGACGCACGACCATAACAACCGCTGTAGAATTCTTCTGGGTCAATGATCGCGTTCATGTCCGCGTCAACTACGCCAGGCTTACGTGCAGAGTTGGCATTAATGAAATACATACCCTGGTACTCTGCGCCTTCTCTTTCCTCATCACCATCACGTAAACCGCCTTTAAGTCCTTTGACGGAATTACCAAACATTGCCTTGTTGGCCTCTTTACACTCTTCAATTGCTTTGTTGATCTTTGCCACTGTCTCTTTGTCAGACTTAGGAATCAAGAGCGCTGTAGAGTACTTTGGCTCTCCGCCTTCTTGGTTTGCCTTTGGTTGAAAGACGTTAACATAAGAGAAACGAACTTTTCCTGTTACCACTTTGGTTTTGACTGATTGAACCATTTTAAATTACCTTTTTAGCATTAGATCTGGACTTAAGTAGGGGCCAGATCGACAACCCTATAACACGCATTGTATCACATTAATCATCGTACAGTATCCTGAGTTTTGATAATGCGACACGTATTGCAAGAGATTTCACAAAATTACCGTAGTTTTCCGAGTTTGCCAAGAGCTTGGGGTGATCGGCTACGATAAACAAAGTATCGTTCAATGCATCGCGCAAGCGCTCTAATGACTGACGATTCTCCCATTCTATCATAGGCATCATTTCCTTGCAATACTTTTCAATCATTATTTCGGGAATAGTAACGCTTATGTTGAAGAATTGAATGTTCATGCAAAGTCTTCCGTCGCCGTATCTTTAACTTTTACCAGTTTTGGTGTGCCTGGGGGCCTCACAATTAAATCTCCAAGTACTGTGGCTACATGTCCTTTGGGTGCGAGTTTTTCCAGTGATGCAATTGATTTTAGTTTTGGTTCCTCATAGATTTTGCTTTTAGGAAATCCCATCTCAACAAGTCGCATTTCTGCCATAGCAGGATCTGTTATCTTACGATGTGTTACTGTTGTGCCCAGTGTAAAACCTGGGGGAGTAATGTTCTCCGCAACTGCGCGGTTAAGCGCAAACTCTTCAACGTCATTCACCCAGGTCTTTAAACTGCTTGCGCGTTCAAGCACCATTGTGACCTCGTTCTCTGTGAGTAGTGGGGGTTCTCTGAAATCTAATTTGGCCAGTTCATTGTTAAAGTCTGAACGCGCACGACACTGGGCCTTGGCGCGACAGAATTGGCAGTGATCACCTGGAATAAACTCACCCGCTCCGCTCCAGGCCTTCTTAGCTTTTGGCTTAACATAGTATTGAGCCCAATCAAGTAACTTTTCAATTGTGGTGCGGTCTGTTGTGATTGAGTCTAAGCGTGGTTGCACAATGGTGTATTCCACCTCTGTTACGTCTGGAAACTCTTCTTTGAATTTGCAGTATGCGCCAAGTGCATACAAACGCAGTTGACTGTTGTCCTTCGCTGATACTGGAATGCCCTTACCAAACTTCAAGTCCATTACACGGATCTTGTGTTTGGATAAGATCACCACATCCGCTGTGCCGAACCCCTCGGGGACATAGTCGCTGAAATCGACGCGCTGTTCAAAGAGTGGTGTATCTCCTTCGCCAATCTGAGAGCGGACGTAAAGCACGTAGTTATTGACGTACTCATGGAATTCATTGTTGTAATATTCAGTGGATTTAACTTCGCTAATAATTTTGTCATATTCATTTTTCTTTATATGACCGTACAACAAACTAAGTTCTGCATCTGCCAGTGTATGTGCTGTTGTGCCCTCTTCGCTAAAACTGAATGATCCCGTTTGTCTTTTCTGTTCTGGGAGCGTGGCCTCTAGCCGAGCGGAGGGTGTGCAGGCCATCCACCTTTCGGATCCGGATGCTGAGAGTAGCGCGTGTGCGGTCATTTTAGTCTTTCTATTCTAGTTAAGGTACATATAATAATGCAAAAAGGACCCGTAGGTCCTTTCATTTTTTGCAAGTATATTTGCTTTTATTTTTCGTCTTTTAGGGCGCTTATTAGTTTAGCTATCTCTCCGCCAAAGTCTACCGTTATTTCAGCTTTAACGTCAACTTTATTGTCCTTAACTTCGCGATAGTCTTCGGGAAACATGGCCTTAGTCATTACCTCATAGAGACGCGTGTTATATGTGCGGTTTGACAGATTGGCAATTCCCTCACGCTCCCACCATGCCTGGGACTCAGTAGTGGCCCGGCTGACTGCCTCAGCGAACTCTGCGTTGTCTTTCTTCCATTTGTCCGCTGTGGACTTGCTAATGCCCAACGCGGACCACATGGCCTTTTGCGTTGCGCCCTGCGTGCCGAGAGCAATGATCTGCTCACACATCTCGGGTTTATATTTTGTTAATGTTTTTGTTGCCATAATTTTTATTATTTAACTCGTCCGACAGCTATGCATCGCCTCAATCCTTATACTTGTTAATTGTTGGCGGTATTAAGGATACTCATTTAATGCCACAGACCTTCAGCTTGGACACCAACAAATATAAAGACTGCTACCTGTTGTTCACAGAGCAGGATACCTGCATCTCTCACAATCCTTATACTTGTTGGCCCGAGGAATTTTTATACACCCTACCTCGGACTGGTGTCCTGAAAATTAGATCATCAGGCCCTCTAAATATACTAATGCAATTATTGAGGTTGTTTCGCCCCAGTGGCCTCATCACGCGCCTTTGCGCGCTGTTTAGCCTCTGCCAAGGCCTCATTGACCACCACGCGTGTGATAGCCCCTGCCAACTCTTGACGTGCCTTTTCCTGGCCCTCTTTATTGGAGATGCCGTTCTTATCCATCAACATTCTAAGTAATTGATTGCTCATGCTGTCACCACATTAGTTATAGGATCGGCTGTTTCCGCAACTGGGGCTGTTTCCTTATCCTTATTCAACAATTCAAACGCCATTACTTGTGGGCCAACTTGGTTTTGAATGGCGCCGATAAACGCGCTAAGTGTCGTTGTTGGCGCCTGACTGGGCATGTTTAACACCGTTAAAAGTGTATTAATTTCTTGGACCTGAAACTTCAATGCTACTTGAAGTGTATCTACAGTTGTTACATCTGCCATTTTTTTTTCTCCTTGGTTATAAAACTAAATCTCTTCTTACTCTGCGTTTAAAATCGTGAACAAAATATGGACCAATAATCTCAAGCGCTTTCAAATACTCAAGATTATTTTCTAAATTGCGGTCCAGGTATGATCCCTCTTCCGCATGTTCTGCATCATTAATATCGTCCTCCAGGTCTCTGTAGGCGTCTATCAACTCTTTATCTAGTATTTCTTTTACTGACATCATGCTGTTCTTCTTTCTATTTCACGGTTGATGTAAAAAACTGCCTTCTTCAAATCCTCAATGGCGTCATGCTTTAAGCCTGCACGCCAAATGTATTTGACTGCGTTACCCAGACAAAAGTTCATGTGCTCAGTGATCTGAATGCACTCCACTCCGCTTGGATGGCCTGTGTAGTGCTTTGGGTGATTGACTGGGTCATTTACTGGCGCTGTGTGATTGATTTTTCGGCAATCAGAAGTTGAGTCATAGGTCAGGTAACTCATCGCGCATTTTCCTTAGAATTGTTCCAAATCGTTCCTGGTCCTGTTCGCTACTGCAAACGTGCAGGCTTACCACATCTTCGCCCATATACTTTGTCATGTCGAGTTCAATAGTGGACGGGAAATGATGCTGTTCATATACCCCGTTGTTCAGCAACTCAATGATCACAAACTCGCTCATAGCTTTAGTTCCTGTTTAATAAACTCTACAGCTTTTGCAAAGTGATAGCGCCAATATTTTTCTGTTACGTTTACGTCACCACAAGTCAAACCATCTAAGAACGCATCCATGATGAATTGCTGTTTCTCACTCATGCGCTCGTCAATGATCCGGCGTATGTCCTCAATATCTTCTGGATCCCATGGCAACCAACCCTCTATGGACGGGTCTGTTGAGTTCTTATGATCATCAACCTCAATTGGATCGATGTCTTCATCTGATAATCTCGGTGTTACGGAGGCGCTGACGGTGTGTGTTATGGTTTTCATGGCTATATTAATGCACAATCTAAGGCATTTAAGACGGCTTGTTGAACATTTATTTTGCCGGACAATACATCAACAATCTGACTGTCAATTGTTTTGGGTATGACCAGGTGATGCAAAATAACTGGTTTTTCTTGTCCTTGCCTATACACCCGGGCATTGGCTTGAATGTAATCTTGACTGGACCATGGTAAATCGTACCAAACTACCTGGGCCGTATCGGCCACATTACACTGCAGATTTAACCCAATACCGCCTGACTGCGGATGCGCCAATAATTGCATGATTTTTCCCGAACGCCAGTCTTCTATATCCTGGTTGTTTGCTAGGATCCGCGCCTCTGGGAACTGGCGCATAATTGATTCTAAAGATTCTTTGTAGTGATAAAATATCAGCGTAGGATTATATTCGCACAATATCTGCTCTAAGTGATTAATCTTATCCTCGTGCTGTCTAATCGCTGTCTTATCCTCGGTGTACAAAAATCCTGACGTAAACTGCTGTAACTTATTGCCAAGTGTCCCGGCTGTTACTGCGGTAATTGTTTCCCCTGCAGTTTCTAACGCCATATCTTTGGCCAACTTTTTATAGTTTGCCCAGGTTGCCTTATCAATGATCACATCATGGTAAACCGTCGTTAATTTTGGCAGGGTCAAATAATCTTCGGCTTTCAACGCAAAGCATATATCCCGGATCGCGTCATGGATCTCTACATCCTTACCGGCGCGTACGCCCCACTTGTAGACGAGGCCTGTATGTCTGTTGCGGTCCGTAGGCTCCATATAACGCGTTCTAAAGGCCGTTAGAGACTTCCCAAGGCGTTCCCCTAGGTCAAGTATGGCTACCTGTGCCCAAAGGTCTCCTAGGCCCTGTGGCGTAGGCGTACCGGTCAAAATAACTTTGCGTTTAAACTGCCTTAAATGTCTTTTGAGGGCCTTGAATCGTTTTGTGGACGCGTCTTTAAACCTGGACGATTCATCGATTACCAGGTTATCAAAATTCTCCATAAAACCTGCCGGGTGCTCACACAACCAGGCCACATTTTCTAAATTAATGACGTAGATATCCGCATTGGATTCCAGGGCCCTAACCCTTTGAGCGTCCGATCCCAGTACCAAGGCTGTACGCAAATGTTTTAGGTGAGACCACTTTTGCGTCTCTTGCGCCCACACAGATTCCGCCACTTTCTTCGGGGCTATCACAAGAGTCTTTCCCGTGAAGTGCTCCGCCACAATCGTTAGCGTCGTAGTTGTCTTGCCGAGTCCTGGCGGTAGCAGTAGGCCAATCCCTGGTAGATTCTTTGCTAATTCCACAAAGTGCGTCTGGTACGGGTGTAGATTGGATCTGTTTAATGAAGTCATCAACTTGCTCAAAGGAGTTTATTATCGTAACGGAGAATCCCTGTTCCGCTAGTTGTTGGAATACTATTTTCTGTCTTGGCGATATTTTTCCAATAGTTGATTTCAATTCCACGAACCGGACTTGTCGGTTGAGAATTACTATACGGTCCGGCACTCCCGTTATTGTGCTGATCCACTTCAGGCTTAGTCCCCCTCTTTTCTTTACTTGTTTGCTTAGATAACTTTCTATTTTGTTTTCTAACATTTTGCTTTCTTTCCTCAACAATACATAGCCAAATGTGCTCCACAAGAAATTGTGTGAAGTACGCACGCACCTCATCGGTAATGTGCTCCTGGCCAATGTATTCGGCCATGCGCTCTACAATGTGACTGGCCTCATGCGCGATCGTGCCACTGACTGACGGAATATCATCTCCCATCTCATCTAAATTAAACACACCAATGATTATCCCCACGTAGCCGTTTTGTATGAAGTGCGTTTCGGCCACACCCATTTGCAAAGCAACAGTCTTATCTTTAATTTCGTGATCTTTTAAGATATCCTGAAACTGGTCGTTTGAAAAGCAGATCTTAATAATGTCCGGAAAGATCCCGGGCTTTATTTTGTAGTAGTTATACTTTTTCATTTTCGTCAAAGTTTGATAATTCGATCCAGTCACCTGGGTTGCCTAAGCGTCGCAAATAGTCCGTCCCGCCGTCAACTGCACAGCTACCACAGCCACACCACTTAAAGTCATGCCGGTGCTTGCTCTCAATAATTTCATCGCAAACGGTACATTGAATAGCGTTACGGTATTTTATAGGTTTGATTTCTTGGTCCATCTTAATTTATCCTTTAATTTTTCCCAGAAGTCTCCAATTGCATGTCTAAATGCATTCTCGCACATAACTTGGTACTTTGTATACCCCTGGTAATAAGTTGTCAACTCAATTAACTTACCACCACAGCGCGAGCACTTGTTCATTTTCCGCAAGGTCCTAGGGCCATCATAAAATCTTCATCGGTCATGTCGCGTAGCAGTGGTTTCTTTTTGCCAAAGATCCGCTCGTAACCTTCATCATACTTTTGCTGATCGGTAGGGCGCTGTGAATCCCCTTTACCGGCCTCAGAGTAATGCGCTCCGCTGTCGCGTGCGACCTGATTTGCAATATCTTTTTTCTTCATGGTTTCCTTGCCTCCAT